GCTGCCTCCAGCCGTGGGGCTACAGGTAAAAAAAGTGCACGCAAAGTAAAACTCACACCTAGTCAAGTAGCAATAGCTAAAAGACTAAATGTGCCTCTTGAAGAGTACGCAAAACATATTGAGCAATAGGAGTATAATATGACAGAAGAAATAAAAACAGAACGTAACTCCCGATCTGCAGAGACTCGAGACACTCAAACTCGCAGAAAACCATGGGCTCCCCCGTCTATGTTAGACGCTCCCCAAGCACCTCCTGGATATAAGTTCAGGTGGATCCGTGAATCCGTACGAGGTTATGATGACAAATCGAATATGTCTAAACGTATTCGAGAAGGTTATGAACCCGTTAGAGCTGAAGATTTCCCAGATTTCGAAGCTCCTACTGTACAGGATGGATCTAATGTTGGTGTTATAGGAGTTGGTGGTTTAATACTCGCAAAAGTTCCTGTCGAAACTGTAAATGAGAGAAACGCTTACTTTAATACGCAAGCGAAAGATCAATTAGACGGTGTCGACCATAACTATTTGCGAGAAAGCGATCCTAAGATGCCATTAAAGGATGGAGACATTCAAAGGTCATCTAAGGTTCAATTTGGTAGTCGGAATAAATCTGACTAAATTAATAACAACAATAATAAATATAGAGGTATATTATGGCTAATACAGATGCCCCAAACGGGTTTACGCCAGCATATCACATGTATGGTGGTGTTATTCGTCCTGCTCGTATGAGAATCGCTAGTGCAACAGATGCATCCATCTTTTCAGGTGATGTAGTAACGTTGTCAAGTGGTTACGTCATTCAAAGTACGGCGACAACCACACCTATAGGTGTTTTTTACGGCGTGTATTACACAGCAACCGACGGCACTCCAACTTTTTCAAAAGTTTGGACTGCTGACACTGCTACTCAAGGAAGTGCGGATGCCGAAGCTTTGGTTTATAGCGATCCAGGGATCGTTTACGAAGCTCAATTTACTGCAGGAACTCCTGCTGTAAGTTTTATCGGTAGCAAGTACACTCTTTCAACTACAGCTGGTTCTACAACCAACGGTAGATCGAAAGAAGGTGCTACTGCAACAACTTCGTCTGGAGTGGCGTTATGCGTAGGTTTTAACTTAGCACCATCAAATGAGATTGGTGCTTATGCAAGAGCTTACTTCACGTTCCCAACCAATACCTTCGCGGTTTAATTAGGAGAGTAATAAATGGCTATTAACAGAGCACAACTCGTAAAAGAGTTAGTTCCAGGATTGCACGCACTCTTCGGATTAGAGTACGAGCGTTATAATAATGAGCATGAAGACATCTTCGATACCGAAAACTCAGAAAGAGCTTTCGAAGAAGAAGTTATGCTAACAGGCTTCGGTGAAGCTTCTGTTAAAGGTGAAGGCGCAGCGGTCACATACGACACAGCGCAAGAATCTTGGACAGCAAGATATTCTCATGAAACTGTAGCACTTGCTTTTGCATTGACAGAAGAAGCTATCGAAGATAATCTCTACGATACTCTTTCTTCTAGATATACAAGAGCATTAGCACGTTCGATGCAACAAACAAAGCAAGTTAAAGCGGCTAACGTTCTTAACAATGCTTTTAGTTCATCTTATGTGGGCGGTGATGGAAAAGAGCTTTGCGCTACAGACCACCCTACCGTTGCTAACGTTGATATGAAGAATGAGTTATCTACCGCAGCAGATCTTAATGAAACATCATTAGAACAAGCGTTGATTGACATCGCTGATTTTAAAGATGAAAGAAACCTTAAGATCAATGCACAAGCAAGGAAATTAATAATTCCACCTGCTTTGCAATTCACTGCAGACAGACTACTGGAAACACCAGGAAGAGTCGGTACTTCGGATAATGATATAAATGCGATTCGCAATATGGGCATGGTCTCAGAAGGCTACTCAGTAAATCATTACCTAACAGATACTGATGCGTTCTTCCTTAAAACGGATGTTCCAAATGGTCTTAAGCATTTCGTTAGGACAGCTGTATCTACTAACATGGAAGGTGACTTTGAAACTGGAAATGTAAGATACAAAGCTAGAGAACGATATAGCTTTGGATGGAGTGACTGGAGAGGCATATTTGGCTCACCAGGAGCGTAATTCATTTAGTTGAATAAATTAAAGGGATCTTCGGATCCCTTTTCTTTTTTATATAGATGATATACAATCAGAAGTACTAGGATAATTATATTTGTTTTATCGACTGACCTAGCAGACAAGCCGAGACGATAAGACTTATTTCCGAAGGAGGAAATTATGGCGAATTCGACATTTAGTGGACCAGTTAGGTCTGAAGGTGGTTTTAAAACCATTGATACAAATTCAACTACAGGTGCAATTACTGACGGGTTGGTAATCAACGCAGACGGTAATATTTATACTGATGATGGTGGACATATTCAATATGCAGCAGCAACAGGATATGGACCTGCTGATTTCATAGTAGGTAAAGGCGGAAGCCAATATGGTACAGTAGATCCTTTTACTTCAGGACTTACTCAACTGTTTCCTTTAGGAAGCAGATTACTTTATGGTAATACTGTTTATGCTTATGGTAGATTAGCAGCAGTAGCAGTTACAGCAGGTAAGTGTGTTACACACGCTGCTTCAATTGCTCATCACTTTGATTTAACCCCAACAGCAGGAGTCGCAGCAGGTGAAACTGCAATCTCAGTTGAGACTGCGGGTACTGACATAACTCTTAACCAATATGCAAACGGTTATCTTTATGTAAATGATGCTGCTGGTGAAGGTCAAATGCTTAGAATTAAATCTAACCCAGCACATGACCATTCAGCCGATCCTTCTATTGTTATTACTTGCTACGATGATTTAGCAACAGCGATAACTACAAGTTCAAGAATTACTTTAATTCCTGATCCAAGAAGCGCTCAAATTGTTCAAGCCGCTACAACTACAGGTGCTACATTAGGTGTAACAGTTGTCGATATGGCAGCTAGTGCTTACGGTTGGTTCTCAGTTTCAGGACCAGCTACAATATTGACTTCAGGAACACTTGTTGTCGGTAACCATGCAGTTCCACTAGGAGCAGCAGGTGCAGTTGGACCAGCAGCAGGAGATGTTATTCAGGTAATTGGTACAGTTATGATTGTAAATGTAACTACTGATTACTCATTAATTAACCTTACAGGTATTATCTAAATTAGGAGTTAATTATGGCAGCACGATCAGATGTACAAGCAGTTACTATTACTGCAGATACAGTAGCTTTAGATGCCGATGGAATATCAGTAGCAGCAGCTGTTGGAAATAATGCAGCCCTCGTAATAGGGGGAGCATTAGCTTCTGGTGGTGCTGTTGCACTTAGTCATGGAAGGATTGTAACGATTCTTTCTGCGGGCAATGATGCCGCTAAGTCCTTTACTGTTACGGGTACTGATATTAATGGAGATGCTCAAACAGAATCTATTACAGGAGCTAATGCAGGAACGGCGACAGGTACTAAGTTTTTTAAAACCTTATCGGGTATTTCAGCAGTTGGTAATCCAGCAGGCAATGTTTCAGCAGGAGTTAATACTTCAGCTTCAGATGTTATATTTGCAGGAAGAAGTAGGCTTAAAGGTATTTATTTAACAAGTACAGCAACTGCAGGTACTGTTGATTTTTTAAATACTTCTCCTTCAGGAACAAGTATTATGGGTTTAAGTTCTGTTGGAGATGCTGATGCAACACGAGACGTAGTAATACCCTCCGACGGAGTTTTATTTGATGATGGTATATATATTCAATATACTGTATCTACGTTCTTAACACTGACGGTATTCCACGCGTAGTAGGAATGGCAACATCAGGCACTCGCGCATTCACTTTAAATGTAGCGACAGCAATAGAAGAAGCATATGAACTTGCGGGTCTAGAAGCCCGCACTTCGTATGACGCTGTTACTGCTAGGCGGTCTTTAAACATAATGTTTGCAGATTGGTCAAATCGTGGTGTTCAAATGTGGGAAGTAAGTAAACAAACTCAAGCTCTTACAAAAGGCACTAATGAATACACTTTAAATTCATTTGACATCGATATTCTTGATGCGTATATTGAAAGAACAGTAAATGGAACTGTAACAGACCTTCAATTAACCAGGATTGATCGTAATGAATTTATAAATATCCCCAATAAAGCAACGCAGTCTCGTCCCACACAGTTTTGGGTAGAAAGACTAACAACTCCTGTTGTCCATCTCTATCCCACGCCCGAGAACTCAACTGACAAACTCATTTACTATTCTTGGCAAAGAATACAGGATGCAAGTGCTTCTGTTAATGATCCTGATATACCAAGTCGTTTTTTACCTTGTTTAGTTTCAGGTTTAGCTTATTATTTGTGTTTAAAAAAGAATACTCAAAAACTTCCCGTTATACAGCCCCTATACGAAAAAGATTTATTAAACGCATTACAATACGATGCTGACAGATCTTCTGTTCACTTAGTTCCTAGTAGGGGATATGTTTAATGCCGTATGCCTCGGGGAAACATGCTAAAGCTATTTGCGATAGATGTGGGTGGCAATATCCTTATTTGTCTTTAAAAACAGAATGGAATCATGCACGTGTTTGTCCTGAATGTTTTGAAGTTAAACATCCTCAATTAGAGCCTATAAATCTTCCAGTAGATGCAGAAGTTTTATGGAAACCCAGACCCGATGTGTCTTTACCCCAATCAGGACTAGGACTAGTCACCACAACTAATTTATCGACAACAGTTATTAGTAACACAGGAACTAACGCAATGGTTTTTAGAGATGACCCTAATATTGGAAGTAAGTTTAGTGGGGAAGAAGGAACAGGGGCACTAGGCGACTTAACAGTGAGTACAAGCTAATGGCAGGATTTACAAAAAGTGGACTAACCACCGCGATTCAAAATTATATGGAAAACACGGAAACCACGTTTACCGCAACTATTCCTACGTTCATAGAGCAGGCTGAAGAGAAGATTTTAAAATCTGTCCAACTACCTGTTTTTCGTAAAAACGTGACGGGTGCGGGTACTGCGTCGAATACTTACTTAGCGATGCCTAGTGATTTTTTATCCCCCTTTAGCTTAGCTGTTTTAGACTCAAGTTCTAATTACACTTATTTATTATTAAAACATGTTTCTTGGATTAGAGACTATACCCCTACCTCAGTAACTACAGGAGAACCCCTGTATTATGCAGAATTTGATGAAAGCACGTTTATTATAGCCCCAACTCCAAACTCTAATTTTACATTTGAGCTACATTATTTTTATCGACCTGATTCTTTAACTTCAGGAGCAGATGACGAAACGACTTGGTTAGCCACTAATGCTTCTAATGTTTTATTGTATGGTTGTCTAGTTGAGGCAGGAATTTTTATGAAACTAAACCCTCAAGAAATACAACTATATGATCAAAAATTCCAGGAAGGTATGGTCAGATTAAAATTATTAGGGGAGTCTAAAGATGTTAGAGACGAAAGCCGTTACGATAATTTAAGAGTACCTCCACAATAATGATTAAAAAACCAATAAAAGAATTAGAAGGTAAAGACATAGCTTTAGTTGCAATGGGGCAAAGTCAAATTGATTATCATTTAGCAACTACCCACAGTGTAACTTTTGATGAAGTTTGGGCTGTTAATGCTATGGTAGGTGTTTTACCAAATGTAAATAGAGCTTTTATTATGGATCCTATGAGTAGGTTTTTAGACACAGAAAATGCAGGAAATATGACGGAAATGATGAGAAACCGTTTACCTCAAATTACTTATCCTATATATACCTGTGAATTAGATGAAAGAGTACCTTCAGCAGAAGAGTTTCCTTTAGATGCTTTAATCGGTGATTTAGGTTGTTCTTATTTCAGTAATACTGTAGCTTATGCAATAGGTTTTGCTCTTTGGAATAAAGTAAAGTCTATACAATTATTTGGAGTTGATTTTGCATATACAACAAATGTACACTTCGCAGAAGCAGGGAGAGCTTGTTGTGAGTTTTGGTTAGCTAAATGTATTGATAAAGGAATAGAAATTGCCATAGCTCCTCGGTCAAATTTATTAGACACTGATGTTGATATAAAAAATAAATTATACGGGTATCATAGATTAAATGATCCTGTTATAACGTATCTTAAAGACGGTAAAATTTTAACAGGTTTTTGGTCAGAAGTAGAAAAAGAAAAACAAGAATTTATTGGAATGATTGGAAGAGAAGACTTAAAGTTTAACACATCCCCCGAACCAAAGGAGTTTTAATGTTTTCATTTAAATCCGATACGGAAGTAGGAACTTTAGGAGTAATCACTACCAATAACAGAGGTCACACGATAGAAGAAGTTGCGGAAATGGCGACTAATCGAATTGTTTCTATTAGTGAGGACGCACCTGCACCCGTAAGGGCACAAGCTCATGCATTTAAAAACGCATGCAAACAAGCGATTAAATACTATATGCAAGAGGCAATAAACAACCACATGTGTACTATATGTAATCAATTAGAAAAACAAGGTCAAGAAGACCTCGCAAATATTATTAGGAGACTATAATGGCAATAACACAAGCAATGTGCACAACTTTTAAAAAAGAACTTTTACAAGCAAAGCATAATTTTTCAACAGGTGGCAATACTTTTAAATTAGCTTTATACACTTCAAGTGCAAC